TTATATTATTTCTTTTACTTTGTTTTTCCAAAAATCAACAAATTTTCTATCAATTTTAGGATTTGCCTCAGCTTCTTTTATTAAATCATTTATACAATCAATTCTTTTTTGCTTGGATTTAATGGTTTTTAATTTCCCAGCTTCTTCATAATACTTAATGCATTGATTTTCAAAAAGATTTACATCATAATTATCTTTTAAAAGCTGAATTGTATTGATAATCAAACCATAGGCTTTGGGATATTTTTCTCGTATTTTTTGTTCTATTTCCAATACAAGTTCTCTTCTGCTTTCTGCAGTATCTTTATTTTTTGACTTTAAGATTATATTAACGCTTTCTTCTATGATTTGGACATATCTTATTGCTTCTGCACACTCATCTTGATTGTTTAAAAATAAATTATGTAAAAATGCGCCTTGTTTATCCATAGGAAGACTTTTGTATTCTTCATATATTTCTTTATAGGAGTTTTCTATTTTTTCCAAGTCCTTTTTTCGCTCTTTTTCTTTTTCAAAATTTTCATTTATTTTTTGCATTCTTTGTTTGTGTGCTTCATCAATTTTCTGTATTTTTTGCTTATGCTCTTCGTTGATTTTTTGCATTTCTTGCTTATATTCATTCCAAATTTCTTTTAGTGGCTTATTTGGTGTTCCTTTTATTTTTCTATATAAATAATTACATAAGAGAAAAATATAAATAATTGCTAATATTGATAATATTGCATTCAATTTAAATCCTTTAAACTATATAATAGAACGCAAAACCTTACCCTGTATAATAATTTCAACTTGTGAGTCTTTTAAGTCCAAACTATAGCTTTTATAATCCTTATTTACACTAATAATATCTAAAACTTTACTTATTGGATCTAATTGCAAAAGTTTAACCATTAATTGGTTATCAAAATTTAAAATATACAATCCATCTCCTTGATATTCATGCGTTTCTTCAAAAACAACCCAGCTATCAGGTAAAAGCATTGGAACCATAGAATAACCATCAACTTTAATAGCTTTCACATTTTTAGGCGTCGTTTTAAAAAAGGCTTTGCTAAGCTCAAGCATTTCTCCTGTTTCATACTCTTCAAGCCCAATTAGCTCATTGCCACCACCAGCGGAAGCTGAAATGTTAAGTTTTGGTATTGAATAAAAATTAGCATCTCGCTTATTATTGTTAATATTATACTCATTTTTATTAGTATTGTTGATAAAATATTCATATGGTAAATTACTATCTTGAGAAATTTTATACACATACTTTTCGGGAATTTTTCCTCTTTTCTCCCAACCAGCTATAAGGCTATTCTCTATTTTTAAATATTTTGCCAACTGATTTTTATTTTTTACCCCTACTGCTTCAAACATTTTTTGCAATATATCTAAGACTTCCATATAATCGTAACCTTAACAAAAAATACTATAAAAAATTAGTTTTTTACTTGACTTATACTAACTTTTAATAGTATAATACTTCAATTATTTTTGAAATTTTATCACAATCGAAAATAAACTTCAATTAAAATTGAATTATTAAGGAAAAAATATGATTAAAACATATTTTAAAAACAATGCTATCAATGTAAAAGCCTTTGCTAGAACTCACAATATTAGTTACGATATTTTACACAGAGTTATCAAAGGCGAAATTACAGGAGAAAGAAATACTAAGGGTAGCACAAAAGCCGTATTTGAAAAACTCTTGGAGCTTGGCATTATTAACGAGCTTCCGCAAGGGTTAAAATAAATGTATTTCCTAGAAACCAAAGAAGCCGCACAAGCTTTTAATGTAAGTACAGGGGCTTTAAGACTTGCAGTAAGCAGAAACTCAAATAAATATGAGTGGCTAAAAGTGGATAACGCTAATGGTGGTAGAGGTGGCAAAAAACTACTATTTAAAATAAGCAAAGATGAGCTTTTAACTGCATTTAACCAAGAATTAATCAGTAAAAATACTTTAATTTATGATGAAAAAATGCAAGAAGTTAAATTGAGCGAAATTATAAGTGAAAATAATACAAATTGTATTCTTAAAGAGAAAAATTTAAATTTAACAGAGCCAAAAATAAATAATGATTTGGCTGTTTTAAATTTAAAATTTGAAAATTTAAGCGATGAAATTAAAAACAATGCTAGAGAAAAGCTTAAGGCTTTAAAGCAAGTGGAAAAATATATTGAAGGTGGCTTAAAGCAAAAAAGAGCTTTGGAATTATGCGGTATTTCTAAAATAGAAATTTTTAGAATTCGCAAAGCATATAAAGAAAATGGCATTCTAGGTCTTATCGACACTCGCGGACTTCATCGCAAAGATAAAACTAAGCTTAGCGCTTGGATGCAAGAATACGCTTTAAGAGAATACCGCACTTTTGGGGCAGGCGGTTTTAATTTTACCGAGCTTTGGTGGCAAATCCATAAAGAAGCAGCTATTAAAGAAAATTATGATTTTATAGGTTTTGATTTGGGAAAGGTAAAGCCACTCTTTAGTGTAAAAACCTTACAAAACTTCATTAAAAATTATTACAAAGATAAACCTTTAGAGTATTGCATTATCACTCAAGGACTTGATCGTGCAAAAAGCAAGTTTCTCCCCGCCCTTGGCAATCAAAGAGAGCTTTACGATATGAAAAACATGTGTTGGCAAATCGATAGCTCTCCAGCTGATATTATAGTAAGAGATGATGAAACACTAGAGCCTTTCCGCCCACACATCTTAAGTGTCGTTGATGTCTTTAGTGGTATGGGAGTGGCCACTTTAGTAGGAAAGTCAAATTCTTTAAGCCTAACTAGACTTTTATGGAAAGCCATAGATAAATTTGGTAAGCCTGATATGATTAAGGGTGATAATGGTAAAGATTATCTTTCAAAAGATTTTCAAAGCTTACTTGATGCCCTTAATATAAGCTATGATGCAGCTATTGCTTATGCAGGAGAACAAAAGGCTTTAGTTGAAAGGCGTTTTGGGACGCTTCAACACGCAAAGATTTCTCAGCTTCATGGATATATTGGAAAAAATCTTTCTCAAAGAGAAATGATAGAGCAAAAAACTCCTAAAAAAGAAAGAAAAGCCAAAGATGAATACGGCTTTGCTAAAAAGACTAATCAAAAATTACTTCACACCTTCAGCGAAGCTTGCGAGTTTTTAGAAGCTGAAGTGATTAAATGGAATATGAGTAAAGTTCGCCGTAAAAAAGGCGTTAAAACTCCACTTGAGCTTTGGAACTCATGTGATAGAGCTATTGTAAAAATAACTTATGAAGAGTTTTTATTTAACGCAGGAAATAAAGAGCTTAGAGTTGTTAGTAAAAAAGGCATTAACTTTGAAGGTAGGGTTTATAAAAGTGCCTTAATGCCAAGTGTGGGCACAAGGGTTAAGTGTGTGCAAAACATTGACAATATAAAAGAACTTTTTATCTATGATTTAAATGGCACTTTTCTTTGCTTAGCTCTTGATGAAAGCATTGCTAAACTTAGCAAAGAGAGCTTTAAAATGCTTAAAAAAGGCTATGAAAGCGAAGTTAAAGCCATTAAAGAAGTGCTTAAAAAAGATGAAATTGCCGCCTTTACCAAGCTTAATATCAAGCAAGACTTACAAGATTTACAAAGTGCTTTTGAAAACTCACTTATAAAAGCTAAAGAAGTGCATCAAAAATCCCTTGCAAAAGAAACCTTAAAAACACAAAGAGAGCTTGAATACATTAAAAACAATGCTAATGCAGATGAGCTTATTTTAAATTCTAAAAAAGAAATAAATAATGATGAAAGTGAGTTTGATATGGAAGCCTTTGTCGAAAAGAAATATTTTGCTGGTTAAAAGCTGTTTAAAGCTTGATTAAATCAAGTTTTAAAGAGTTTTTAAAAAACTCTAAAACAAAGATGCCTCCCCACTTTAGTGGGACGGGGGCTTTAGGTGGATGCAAGGAGCAAAGCTCCTGCTCACAAAGCGGAATTTACTTCCGCTGTGAAGTTAAGAGAAAGGAAATAGAAGATGGAATTAGTAGAACTTACTAAAAAGTTTTTAAGCACCCAAAACATCTCTCAAAACAATCTCTCTGATCGTTTGGGTATCAATAAAAGCTATATGGTGGGCTATATGAAAGAAGGTAGTAGCTATAAATACGCTTCAAAGGTAGAACCTTTGCTTGAAAAATACATTAAAAGCTTTGTGGAAGAAAAAAGCGTCAAAGAACTTCAAACCCCTTTCATTGCCACTAAAGATGCAAAGGCGATTAATGTAACCATTGAAAGTGCCATGAGCAATAGAGAAATGGGAGTAATCATTGGCGAAGCTGGAACTGGAAAAAGCAGAGCCATTAAAGAATATGCCGCTAAAAATGGCACAAGAGTGGTGCTTTTTGAAGCTACAACTGAAACAAGCAAAAGAATGCTTTTGGTAGGACTTGAGAATAAACTCAATGTGTGTTTTAAAGGCTCTTTGGATGATAAAATCAGAGGCATTGCTGCTGAGTTAGCAAGAACTTCAAAGGTTTTAATCATTGATGAGAGTGAGCACTTACCATTTCGTGCTTTGGAGTGCTTAAGACGCATATATGATTTTTCAAATACAGCTTTAATCTTAGTAGGCACTAGAAAACTTAAAAACAATCTTACAGGCATTGGCAGAAATGATTACAACGAGTATGGACAACTAAGCTCTAGAATTGGTGCAAAATGGGAATTAAAAGGACTTTGCTATCAAAATAAAGAAGGCTTAAAAGATGAAGACTTAAAAACGCTTTGTAAGCACTTCGATGTGGAAGATAAAAAGGCAATCGATTTGGTTTTTAACCTTGCTCGTGGCAATTTTAGAAAAAGCGAAAAACTTTTAAAAAGAGCCCTTGAATTTGCAGATACAAAAGCAGTAGAGCTTAAGCACATAGAAGCAGCTGCTTCATTTTTAATGTTAGGCTAATTATGACTTTCGAAGAGATAGCTAAAGAACTTAAACTCTCAAGAGCTAGAGTTTTGCAGATTTATAAAGGTGCAATTAATAAACTATCGCACCCTAGAAACAAAGATAAATGGCAAGCTATCTTTGAAACACTTGAAACTATCAAACAAGAAAGAATACAAAGAGAGAATTTAACACAAGGAGAAAGAAAATGATTAAAGGCACTAAAGCAGATTATAGCAGAAGTCTTTTTGAATTAAGAGGCACTGGAATTTATCGCATTGATAGAGGAGAAGGAGAATTTGTGGATGTTTTAAAAGGAGTTTTTCCTGATTATATTGTAAGAAAAATCATTCGTTTTCATTTGCGTAGAAAGCTTAACAAAAGTGCTTAAATAAGGCACTTTAATTAAGTTTTTTAAACTTAAATTTTTACAAAGGAGAATAAATGGCTTTAGTTTATGTGGCTAGCCCCTATGCAGGTTTGGCTGTAAGAGAAAATCAAAGAAAAGTACAGGCGATTAGCATAGCCCAGCAAGAATGCTTGAAAATTATGCGTGAATGTGCTGATTTTACACCAATTTCACCCATACTTCAATTTAGCTATTTGGATGAAGAAAAACACAGAGAAATTGCTTTAAAAATGGGCAGAAAGCTTTTAAAAGCTTGTGAATATATTTATGTTAGCACCCACAAAGATGCAAAACACTCAAAGGGCATACAAGAAGAATTAGCATTGGCTAAAAGACTTGGTATTAAAGAATTAGTTTTGGAGTTGCCCTTATAAAGGCTTAAGGATAGTTAGAAAAAGAGCCAAACACGCAATGCTTTTAAGGTATGGTGTGGTTCTTTGGGATTATCAAATTAATAAATTTAATTTAAAAGGAGAATAAATGCAAATAAATAATTTAGAAGATGTAAATTTAGCACTTAAAAAAGTAGCTGAACTGACTGTAAAAATGGAAAAGATTAATGGAGAAGTAACCTTAGCTTGTAATGAAATTAAAGAAAGTCGTGCAGGAGAGATTAAGGTTTTAAGCGATGAGCTTAAATACATGGAGCAATGCATTACAACCTTTTGCGAGAATAACAAACACGAGTTTGCAGAAAAAAGAAGCAAAGAATTTACCTTTGGTAAGATTGGCTATCGCCTAAGCAAAAGTGTATCTTTACCACGCGTAAAAGAAAAATTAGAAAACCTTGTAAAAGCCCTTAAAAGCTATGGACTTAATGATTGCATCACCTATAAAGAAGAACTTAATAAAGATGCTATTGTGGAGCTTGAAGATAGCACCTTAGTAAAGCTTGGGCTTAAAAGAGTTGTGAAAGATAATTTTAGAATAGAGCCAAAGATTGAAAGCTTGGAGATTGAAAAATGAGAGAGCTTTCTTTAGTAGCTTTAAAATTTCTAAATAGTGTTTTTAATGCAAAAACCGCTCATTTTAATGGCTTTTTAGAGCTTGATTTTAAAAATAAGTCTAAGCTAAAAAAGCAAAGATTTAAAAGAAAAAAGAAAATGTCTTCAAAGCAAAAAATCAGATTTAAAAAAAGAAAAATTTAACAAGTCCGCTAAGGCGGATTTGATTAAGTTTTTAAAACTTAGATTAAAACAAAAGGAGATGGAAAATGTATGTAAATGCAAGTATAGATGCGTGTGATTTGGAAGATTTTAGCGTAGATGATGTAGTTTATCTTTATGAAGAACTAGATACAGAAGAGCAAGAATTGTTTTTAAACAAAATTGGTAAAAATAAAAGCATTATTAATAAAATAAAGGATTTGTTTTTTCTATTAAATAATGATGAAGCTTTATCACTTTTAAAAGAATTAAACGAGAGTTTTAAAAGTGATAAAGAATGGCAAGAAACTATAAAAAGCATAAATGGAGATGAGAGATGAAGCTAAGAGATTTTGATTTTAGGGTTTGGGACGAAGGAATAAAAGGATATGTTAAAAATCAAGCAATAGCTATTATAGATAATAGAGTATTGGCAGGGAGTATGCATATTGGACAAATAGGTGAGTTTGAGTTTATGAGCGAAAATTATGACGATGAAATTGAAATAGAACTTTTTACTGGGCTTTATGATAAAAATGGTAAAAAAGCATATGAAAATGATATTGTTAAGGCTAAAAATCCATTCAATTATTTAGAAGCAAAAATTAGCATTCATAAAGAAGGGACTTTTTATCTTGAGAATAAAAGTGGACATTACATAGGTTCTTTAATTTATTTAGTTGAAGATGAAGGATATACCATTGAAATCATCGGTAATATCCACGAAAACCCTGAACTTTTGAAATGTTAAAAAATATTAAAAATTTTAACATAAAAATGAAATATGTTAAAAAAAGCCAAAAAATTTAACAAAACTCACTAATTAGTGGGTTTGATTAAGTTTTAGCAAGGAAAAATAAAATGAATTTGGATTTTTTAAATGAGTTTAAATTAAAAAATAAAGATTTAAACGAGAAATTAGAGTTTTTAATCCCTGATTTTTTAGTTAAAAAAGCAATAACTATCATTTATGCAAATGGTGGAAGTGGAAAAAGTTATTTAAGTGCTGCCATTTCAAAAGCACTTTGTGAAGATGCAAGGATTAAAAGCGTTATTTATATCGATATGGACAATCCTTTAAATGTTTTAAATGAGAGAGGTTTTGGCGAACTTATTTTAAATGAAAGCAAATTCACTTATATTCATAGATCAAGCTTAAAAACTTCAGCTTATGAGCTTTTAGAAATGATTGAGAGTAAAGGCGTGGCGGGAAGCTATGAAGGGGTTTTATTTGTTCTTGATTCTTTGCGTAATTTTGCAGATATTGATAATGATGCAAAAATGATGTCTTTGATGTCTTTGCTGATGAATTTAAGAGAATGTGGAGCAACTATTATGGCTTTACACCATTCCACAAAAGATGGCAGAGCTTTTAAAGGCTCAAATCATATTAGAAATTCAAGTGATTGTATGTATTTTTTACAAAAAGTGGCTAACTTAGAACAAGGTTTTGAAGTATTGCTTAGCGTTCAAAAAGAAAGAGCAGGAATTAAAGATCAAGCCTTTTTTATCAATACAAAAACTCTAAGCATTAAAAACACCGACTTACAAAACGCTAAAATCAGTGATAAAGAAGAAGTTTTTATAGATAAGGTTTTAAAGCTTTTAGGAGAAAAAAGCTTAAGCACAAGCGAGATTTTATCAGCACTTGAGGTAAGTAGGAGTGATAATTTTTCAAGGAATACTTTAGAGAAATTTAAAGGCGTTTTTTGGGAAAGTGAGCTTGGCGGAGAGAATGGTCGCACTTTTGTTTGGAAAAGTTTAAAAGCTGACAATAAAGACAGTAACGACAAGGAATTAGGCTCGTTTGATTAAAAATTTAACAAAGCTCGTTTTTAATGGGCTTGATTAAGTTTTTAAAAAGGATAGGTTGTGAAATTCAATACTTTTAAACCTTTTCATGATGAAGGGATATTTTTTGTAAAATTAAGAGCTTATCAAGCCTTACAAAATATGGCTAGAAAAAGTTTAGAAAGATTTTTAATAGAAAAGTTTTTAAAACAAGCTGTTTTAAGAAATAAGCTTTTAATCTTTTATTTTACAAACAATACTGCCTTAATGGAATTTAATGCTAAAAAAGAATGGATAAAGGCTGAATTAAGAGTGATTTATAAGCAAAATTTTGAACTTTTTTATAAGAATTATGCGCTTATTTTTAAAGACATAAAAGCGGAGCTTGTTGTTTTAAAAAACAAGCAAGAGAAAGAAGTTTTAAGAAAAGACGGCTTTGTTGAAAAAAGCACAGGAAATTTTCGTATCCACGATAATGTTTTAAAAGAAAAATTTTTAAAACTTCAAATCGCTATAAAAAATAGTGCTAAAGGAAAATAAAATGCAAAAACTTAGAACTCATCTTATTAAAATCATTCACACTTTAAGAAAAGATGCTAATTTAAGTGATGATGAAAGCTATCGCTGGGTGTTAAGTGAGAGATATGGCAAAACTTCAAGCAAAGATTTAAACATTGATGAGCTTAGAGATTTTGCTATCACTTTAGGTTATGAAGAAAGTTTTTTAAGCAAAAAAGGGCATAAAAAAGCAAGATATTTCAAAAAAGAAAACGCTAAAAGTGGAAGAGCTACTCAAAAACAGCTTAATATGATACAAGCCATTTGGAGCAAAAATGCCAAAAATCCTACACAATGGGCTTTAAGAGAATTTATTAATAATATCATTAAAAAGCGACCTTTGTATCTTTGGTATTTAGACACAGAAGAAGCCAATAAAATTATTTTAGGGCTTAAAAACTTAGAAAACAACAGCACACATTCAGCCAAACGAAGCTAATCTTGTCTTTGTAAAAAAACAAAAGGAGATTAAAATGATTTTAGAAATACATTCTTACGATGCGGAGCTTTTTTTAACTTTAGGTATAGAAAAACACTCACAAATTGCCTTTGCTGCAAAAAGAGCAAGCCTTGAAATAATGCATGATGGAATCACTCATCAAATTAAAACCGATAAAGATTTTGGGATTTTACTCAATGTGATTTGCGTAATTAGAGAAAGAATTGATGAGGGCTTTGATGAAGAAGATAAAAGCTTAGTCATTGACATAGATGAGCTTATAGAAAAGACTTGCAAAGAATTAGAGTAAAGCTCTAATTCTTTTTTCTTCCAAACTCATAGGATATTTTTTCCACACTTCAAAAAGTTTCTTTTGTTGATTAGAAAGTCTGATTTTATATTTTTCACTCATGTAAAGATATGATCTTGCTATCCAGCCTTTTTGACTCTCATTAGGATAAAATTTTCTTGCTTTAAAATCAGTATAAACCTTGCACTTTCCATATTGGTTATATTTTAAATTTAAAGGAGCTTGTGCGTAATTAAAATTACTCCTATCGCCGTTAATCTCTCCTATGGCTGGGACTAAGTTTTGAATATCGCCTTCCATTTTATTAAAAAGCTTATCATCTTTACAAGCTTTTCTGCCACCTTCTTTCCAGCAAGGCAAATGTTTTCCAAAATTATGAGCGCTCATAATATGCTCCCATTCTATGCGTTTGGCTCTTTGGTTAATTTTACCTTTTTTAGTATAGGCGTGGCGTGGGGTATAGCTATCATCTTTAATGAGCTCAAAACGAATATCATCTCCTTTTTTAACCGCTTTAAAAGAAGTATCACAGTAAAAATCTTGCATAAATTGTGGGTTTTTAATGTAAAACTCACTTAAAAACTCTTTTGCCTCTTCAAAATTATCAATCACTCCATCACTTTTTGCTAAACAAAAACTTAGCATAAGTGTTAAAAACATTAAAATTTTATTCATTTTTTCTCCTTTAAAAAGTGCAATTATACTCCGCAATTTAACAAAATTTGATTTTTTCGCTAGAATTTTTAAAAAGATTTTTTTAGGAACTAGCTTGCTAAGTAATAATGAATATTTTGAATATTTTATTGATTTTGTGAAAAATAATGATAAGCGAGAAATTTTAAAAGAATTTGGCGGTGCAAATATTTATATACCAAGCTATAAAACCTTACTTAGAGATGAAGAATTAAAGCAAGATTTTAAAACACTTATAAAACAGGGAATAAGCACTAAAAATGCAAGTTTAGAATGTGCTAAAAAATACGATTTAAGTTTAAATGCAATCTATTTAATCACCAAAGAATTAAGAGAGGGTTTAGAACCAAGTTTGTTTTAGATTAGATTATTTTAATAATAAAACTTCAATTTAATTTGAAATATTAATTACAAATTGCTATAATGATATTGTTAACTTTAAGGGATTTAAGGGAAAATAATGAAAAAGGGATTAATTAGAGACAGCTATGGAAAGATAAATTATATCAATGACTTCTATAATAATCATGGCAGTGTCGCGCAATTAACTTATGGAAAGGACAATCCAAAATTACATCAAAGTCTTCAAGAGGCTAATGATTTTCTAGACAAAATGTATGAAAAATATAATGTAGAGGAAAAAATTGCAAACAGAAATTTTTAATTCTTTTTTCTTTCAGTATGGTAGATATCTACAATACGATTTAATTCATTCTCTTGAGCAAAAAACAAGACTAGGAAGAAATGTTGATTTACTAATAACTTTTAGAAAACAATTTGATATAATTATCACCTCTGACCTATCTAAAGAAGATGCAGAATGTTTAAAAAAAGCAATCAAAAGAGCTGTTGATGACTATATAGGCGATCATAAAAACGAATGTTTAAATATTAATCTTGCTTCTGTTTGTCACTCTAGTTTTAATTACGGTGCATTATTTAAAGAAGATTTTAAAGAAATATTTACTTCTTTTCGTACATCTTGTGGTGATTTTAAGATTATTGATGCAATTGAACATGAAGAAAATAGTCAAGAATTTGCAAAAGACAAGGATGGAAGAAGTGTTTTAATCCAAGCTTTACTTGAATTTAACAATGCCTTATCTCATATTTTTACAAGTGTTTATCACGGAAATGATGATTTAGGAAATATAAATAAAGCAAAAAATCATCTTTATAGGGGAACGCTTGATAATTATAAAATGTTTATCAGACTATCTATTAAGTCAGTAAAGCGAAAAAATCCAAAATTGTTTGAAGAATTTAAGGATATAAGAATGCAAGAATTGTTACATCTTGGCAAGGATGTACAAGGAAAAGTAATAAACAATGAGTATTTACACAAACAATACAAAGAACTCTACAATAAATCTTTACCCTATCTAGATAAAAAATCTAACTCTCAAACTCTAGCGTAATCACATAAGCTGAGTCATTAAAACTATGACTCACACTTTTAATGCTAAATTCTAAAATATCAAGTTTTATTCCTTTGATTTTAAGTTTTCCACCAGCCCTTATTTCGCGTCCTATAAGCTCACATCTGCCATTTACTCCTCCTTTTTGGAGCTCATTAAGCTTGCTTTGTGCGAATTTAAACGCTTCATTATCGCTTTTTGGTTGTGCAATTTGCATTTTAAAAACATTTTCTCCACTTCCTACTTTTATGCTTTTGGTTTTTCCTTCTGTGGTATCTTGCCACTGTGCAATTACAGCCGTGTATTCATTTCTTGAACTTTCTGTGATTTCTAAAGAAAAGCATTCATTCAGATTTATTTCATAGCTTGGTAAATTTTCATTTTTAACGCTAGTAGAATTATCTTTGCTTATTTTTGCATCTTTTGGAGTGATGATTAAGGTATTTTCTTTAATACAGCAAATAAAACCGTATTTTAAAGATAGTTTATAAAAAAACTCCAAATTACTTTCATTATTTTGTAAAACGCTAGTAATGTTTTGATCTTCGCCACTGCTTTTAAGTTTTAAACCATTTTCACTTGCAATTTTCCTTGCTATAGCAAAAAGAGTAGTGTTTTCAAAGCTTCTGCTTTTCTTTTCTTTAGTATTGCCTGAGCCATTTTTGCTATTTTTTCCACTAAAATTTACCGCAGTAGCTCTTACTTCTGTTGTGTTTTGGGTGTAATTTTTACTTACAGTTGCCACGCTAAAAGTTCCACACTTAAAAAGCTTTTCAAGTCCAAGCCAAAGCTCTAGGCTATCCCCAAAGAGTGGCTTGGAATAAAGCCCAAAAATACTTAAGCTTATCTCATCACTCTCATCCTTTTCCTTATCTTCAAAACTAATACTAATGAGATTTTTAGAGATTTTTTCTGTGATGTCTGCATCATTAGCAACGAGTTTAAATTGCGGTTTTTTTACCATAAAGCTTTTTCCTCACTCTCTTTGATTTCAATTTTAGGTAAAATCACTTTATCTCCTGTTTTTAAAAGCGGTTCTAATCTTGGATTAGCAATTAATACCTGATCAAAATATAAAAGTGTTCCATAATGCTTATAAACTATACTATCAAGTCTTTCATTGTTTTTGGCTATGTAAATTTCACTCATTAAATATCCTTTTTTAATTTTGCGGATGAAATAAATTCATCCTTGCGAGCGGGAGTTACACTCCCTGCACTCACCTAAAGCCCCCGTCCCACTTGCGTGAGTATCTTGTTTTTCAAGCACTTTGCAAAAATTTTACTCATCAAAGTCCCTTTCTAAATCCATACTAAAGCTTTGTGCCACAAAGCCACTCCCATCAATAAAAGCACTTCTATTTTCACTTAAAGTTAAAATCACGAATTTCCCATAATACTTTCCATTCGCTCCTACCAAATTAAAAGATTTTCTTTGTTTAGCCATGTTTTCAAGTTTGTCCAGATAGGTATTTCTATCTCCTTTCAAAGGCAAGGTTTTGCCTTGAATTTTAATTTTTTCACTCTCTTTTGAATTTGAAAACAAAACGCTATGATTATTAAGCCTACTTTGACTTTGTATGTTAAAATCCAAACTTCTTTCTAAATTATCAAAATTTAAAGCCTTAAATTCAAAATCCCCTAAAGCTAAAACCATTTAAACTCCTTTTTAGTTTTATCGAGTTAGAATTTTAAAAGATAAGGTTGATGATCGCAATGTAGTAGTCGATAGATACCTATTTATATAAATAGGGTTGGATCTGTATTGTAGGTGCAACTCCTACCGCCTTATCTGATTTTTTCTAGTGGTTCTTGTTTTTTATCATTTTTATTTACTTTTCCAAGCGTAATAACCGCATTAGTTTTTCCAAATTTTTTAAGCTTGTAATCAGGTTTTATAATGATTTTATTTACTTTTTTACTATTTTTTAAATCATCAAAAAAATAAACCAAGCTTTCTTCCTTCCTGTCCCAATAAACCTCTTTTACCTCATCCAAAACCTTAACAATTTGTCTTATTTCATCTGCACTTAAGGCTTGATTGTAGTTTGCTTTTCTTTTAGGACTTGCGTGTAAAAGGTTGTTTTTGCTTAGTGTAAAATATAAATCTTCTAAATCCTTTTTACTCAGTTTTTCCAAAAATTCTTTAGTTGTTTTATCCATTTTACCTACTTGTATAAAATTAATAGGATATTTTTGATTTTCTTTAATGATGACTTCATCCACCATATCATCCAAGCTTTTTTGCCAAGTGTAAAGTTCTTTTTCTTTTTGAAAATTTTGAGAGTTTTCGTTTAATTTATTGAATGCACCAAGAGCTCCAAGTTTAACAAAATTTTTGCCAATTTCGTTTATTCTTTCTCTATAAAGCCTTTCAAGCTTTTCCACACCCAAGTTTTTATCATAATCAAAATTTTTATCTGCTACATCTTGTGGTACTTGTTTTGAGAGCTTCCAATTATAAAGTTTTAATTCATTGTTGCTTACTGCTTGAAGAGAACATTTACATCCATAGCCACAAGGGGGACGATTTTTAATCCAAAAAGGATCATCTTTTCTTAAAATCATTCCGTGCAAAGCAATGTGATTTTGCCTACGGTTTCCGTGAAGTAAGCTTACCCAACGCACATATTCTTTATTGCTTTGCAAGATATTCTCCCATTGCGATTGAGCCTTTGCTATTCTCATATTGGTTTCAAAAACTTTTTTTAGTCTTGAAGTGCCCACCTTGATGTTTTTAACTTCGCCTGTTTTTGGATTTATAACTTCTACTTTATCTCCAAACCATCCTTTAGCTTTTAGTTTTGGGATGATTTGCTTTTTCCAAGTTTCAAATTTATCTCCATTTTTTAAAGCTAGTATCAAGGAATTTTGTATGTCTTTTAAAAGATTAAGATCATTTAACTTTGCAATAGTGAAGACTTTATTATGTGTTTCGCACATTATCTCATCATAATCAAAGCTAGTTTGGGGCTTTTTACTTTGTAGATACTCAACCGCCTTGGTAGGTTCGCCAAAAAACATTTTTAATCCCCATATCCTAGAATGCTTGCATTAGCTAAAGCTTTAAACATAAAATCTTCCAAAACATTGATAGAAACACCACTAAACTCTTTTTGTAGGTTTTCAAAAAGTTCTTCGTAGGAATTAGAATTGTTTAAAAGCTGGTTAAAGGCTTGTTCTAGCTTTTGCTTGATTTTTTTATCTATGCTTTTAAACTCTTTGCTCTCAAGAGCTGCATCGATTTTATCCATAGGCTTTTTTGGTGCGAGTTTGGTTTTGTTTTCAAAGATTTTTTTATCGTTTTCTAAGTCTTTGTTTTCTTCGCTTTTTAAAGTCTCTTTTATAAGCTTACCTTCTACATTATAAGTGCTTTTAATATATTCCTCATCAAAGCTAAAGCCCATATTAAAAAGCTTTAAATCTCTTTCGCAAAGCTCGCTTTTTGGCTCTGCTTCACTAAAAAATTGCACAAAAAGTTCATCTTTAAAATTATTGATTTCTTTAAAAAATTTAAGCGCACGATTTAAGATAAAAAGCACGATTTGTCCATCTTGAGCTGCCAAATCTTTTCTAATATCATTATGAGATTGTGCAGCCGCTAAAGATCCGCTGCTTACTTGAGAGCTTAAATTTGCTCCTAAAACCACACTTCTTATTTGATTATCAAGATAATCTATTATTTCATTATAATTTGCCTTAGTCTTTGGCTGGATTAAATCAAGCTCCTCTTCTTTATCAATAACCGCACTATCACCGTTTAACATTTGATGTACTTCAGATGCTAATGCATCAGGGTCGCTATCTGTTTTTGCAACCGCCCATGGACTTCCAAATCTTTCTAAAAACTCCATCCAAAACTTTAAACTTGCATTTTTAAGTTTTACTGGAAAATAAAGTTTTGTTAATAAAGCATCGCCATTTTTAAATAAAAAATTTGAACCAAAAAGCCCATAAATCACTTTAAATTTATCTATTAATTCTTCACACCCATTGCCATTATAAACAAGTTCATCTTCTTCATTAAAACCAAAATTCCTAAAATCTCTTTGCTTTAAAATGGGATAATAAAAACCATCTTTTAACTTGTAATTAACCTCAAACACATTAAGCCCATAAAGATAGGTTTCTAGGATTTGTCCTATTAAATCAGGGTGAAAAAGATATTCAAAATTTTCTTTGATTTTTTCATTTTCACAAATGATTTGAAGTTCTTTGGCGAGTATAACTCCTTTTCTGCTTTGCATAGCTTGAGTAAAGCTTAGATCTTTAAAAATCATTCTTTGATCGTTTTCTTTAATCATTGTGATATTTAAAAAATGAGAGTTGATTAAGGTATCAATTAAACTATTGTTTTTTAAAATCACTTCTCTTTTGCTTTTTGTTTCTTTTTTCATATTTTTCCTTTAAAAATGCCTTATTCTTGGAACAGAACTAAAATTATGTTTTCTTCTTTTAATGCTGCTTTTTGTGCGTGCTAATAAAAAAGCACCAGCTAAGCTATCAGGTGCATCATCGTTTTTGCCTTCTGGAAATTCCAAAAGTTGATTTATAAGCATGGTTTGGCTTTTATGCAAAAAAAGTTCTTCATTTTCAAAGGCAAGGCTTAAACTCTCAATGCGCTCAAACTTGCTAACGCTATTGTTTTTACCACGCAAAGGCAAAAATACTCCGCTCTCTAAGCTTTTCTCCTGTAGCCATTTTTTTAAGAAAAATTGTCCGCCGTTAGTTTCAATTTCAATCAAACGACACTTATAAATCTTTTGAAGATTAAAAATGGTTTTTATAATACTTTGTGCTTTTAAAATTTTTACAATGCTTTCTACTACATAAAAGCCCTTTGCACCTTTGCCAATAACGGTAATTGCACTAAAGTCGCTTTTTGCTTTCTCTCCTGCTGGGTCAATATACATGTAATATTGACTAATTGGTGGCAAAACATCATAAAAATTAATGCCATCAAGACTAAAGATTTGATTTTCACTTCTTGGGTTATTGAGTTGCTCTTTATTAAAAGCTTTTAGATTTTCAGCTCTTAAACGCATTAAATCTTCCAAGCTTTTAGCCTCACTCCAAAGAACTTTTGCTCCTTTATCCATTAAGGCTTTATTTTTTAAATAAAATTGATGAGCTGTATTAAAATCAGTATTTCTATAAAGTGTGGCATATTCATCCCATAAATCAAGCCTTTGTGGAAATTCTTCGATTGACCTAAAGACTTTTGGATTCCAAAAACCAAGCTTTAATTTCCTTGACAATACGCTATCATTATGTAAAATCGTTCCAATGTAAAGCACATCCAAACTTCCATCAGCACTCCCTAAGTTTAAAACCGCTTCATCCACCCAATCTTCTAATTTATCCCTTTGGTCTTTACTTCTAACATTAGTATCATTTTCTAAATCATCCAAAATAACCAAATCAGGTCTTTTAACCCCATATCTAACCCCACGAAGTCTTTTTCCACTACCAAAGGCTTTAATCTTTACGCCATTATTACTAACAAACTCACCCACACGCCAAGTCTTGCCAATTCCTACAACCTCAGGAAAATCAAGCTTTAAATGCGGATTGTCTTCAAGTTCTGCTTTTATGGCTTCAAGCATTCCTTCCATAAGTTCGACTGCATCTGAAATCTCTACTATAAAGCTTTTATAATTAAAAACCAAGCACCACAAAGGAAAGAGTTGCGAAGTGTAAGTTGATTTACCATGAGCTCTTGGTGCAGCTATGGCGTGTTTTTCGCCTTTATTGTCCTTTTTTAAGGCGATTTTTGTAAAAACTTCATTTAAATGTAAATGCAAGCCACATTCGCCTTTAATGGTAAAATAATGTGGAAAGTAAGTTCTTGCAAAATAATCAAAATCCACACTTGCTCTTTTAATTCTTTCTTCTTTTAAAGCAGGATCTAAATGGCTTTCATGCAAAAATTGAGTTTTTAATTCATTTTTTAACTCATCCATCCATTCTAAAAAGTCTTTTCTTTGCATAGCACCTTTTAGCTCATTTGGAGTGTTTTCGTGTTTTTGCTCGTTTGAGATTAAAAACTCATCGAGTTCTTCTTTGGAAAATAACACTTTTATCCTTTTTTAACTTCGCGGTAAAAAACGCGGTTTTTACCTTGCAACAGGAAGCTTCGCTCCCTTGACCCACCTAAAGCCCCCGTCCCACTAAAGTGGGGAGCTTCGCCATTTAAATATCCATTGCTAAAATTTCTTTTTCTATTACCCCGCTTTCTAAAAGTGATACCAGTTTTGCTACACAATCTTTGTCATTTTTTAAATGACTTATGATAATCTCAACCACCTTTTTAGCAACATTTAAACGATAGCTGCTTGGATCTTCAAGTCTTGCAACCTTTCTCATTTTTGAAAAGCTATCGCCTATCCTTGCAATAGCTTCAGTCTTCTTTTCTGCATTCATTTTTTCATCAGCATTAATATTTTCAATCGCACAAAACATTTGCTCGGTAAAGCTTTCATACAAAGATGCACTTTCTTTATCTTTGATTTTTGAAGTTAAAAGATTAGCCTTTAATTTATCCCAATCGCCATCTTTGGCTTTGTAATTTCTAATCGTTTTTTCATTGCGGTTTAAAATTTTTGCAATTTTAAACATATCAAAACCTGCAATATAAAGTTCTTTTGCAAGTTCTTTTAATTCATTGTTAGCCATTTATTCTCCTTAAATCCATTCTTTTTCTTTTAATCTTAAAAGCCCTTACGCGAATACTAGGTTCGTTTTCATCTTCTGAAATTTCGCTAGGAATTTTCTTATTTGCCATTTTTAAAAGTAAATCCTGAGCCCACTGGATAATTTCATTTAAAGCATCTTTTGGAAAATCATTTCTCTTTTTTAATTCCACAATAGCAAGCTTTACACAAATATCTTTTAAAAGCGGAGTTGGGTTTTTAGGTATCTTTATAAAACTTGCAATATAATTTTGGGCATCACTAATAGCATCATCAATCACTTCTTTATCACAAACTCCATCTGCATTTAAATCACTAAGTTGAGCAATATCATTAAAGCTAAGTTCTTTAGTCAAATCTTGTTCATTAATCAAAAAAGCTTTTGCATTCTTCATCATATACCTTTTTTAAGCTGGTTAAAATATGGTTAAAATCGTTTAAAATCTTTTTTTAATATCTTTTTAGCCTTAAAGGCAAAAAATGCTTTTAAGGCTAAAATTGTGCGTTTATTCTAAAATGAGTTTAATAAGCCCATTTGGTCTGGTGCAAACTGGCATAGCTCTCATTTCGCTTACAATTTCAATCCCAGCCCCACGAGGTAAAATTTCAGGCTTAGAAACAAACATTAGACTTGGTGCTTTTCCTAAAGCGTCAGTATGGTTTGCTCTTGTATAATAAATGCGATTAGAATTGTCTTTTGGCACAACTATACCCTCGTCACTTGCCAAAAATTCAACACTTTTACCTTTAGTGTTTTTGTATTTTGCACTGTAGCGGCGATATTTAGTGCCATACAAAATTAAGGATTTGTCTTTCTCATCTCTGCTTGCAAGATGGTTTTTATAAAGATCTTCACTTAGCGCCAAGTTGGAAATAGCTGCAAAAAGTTCATTTCCGCAAAGCACTTCATAGTCTGCATTTGTGCCAAATTCATCAATAATAGCTGCGTCAATAGAATCGCAAACATTAGCCAAAGGTGTGCTTCCATCTTTTTTAACTTCCACTACACTTTTATTTGCACTTCCAAAATCAAAAAGCACATTTCCTTGACCATCTAAAATTTTGCCAAATAAAGCACCATTAGCCATGTATTCAAGGGTAGTATTAAAGCTTTCTTTCATTTCTTTAATTAAAACTCCCATAGCTCCACTTAAGCTTTTAACTTGTGCTTCTCGCAAAGCCAGAGACCTTAAAGAATTAATCTCGCTCGCACTAATTCTTTTTACAAGTGCAAAGCGTGGCAAAGGGATATTTAAAATGTAAGAATTTTTTGTTTCTTCCATAGAATGTTCGCCATTTTCTGAAACGCTATTTAGTACTATACCAGCACCTTTGATGATTTCAACTCTTGCAGTGCTCTCTAAACTTGGAATTCTGTCTTTGAAAAAAGTATCACTCACAAAACGAGGTGAAGCTTTGGTTTGATTGATGACTTCAGTCACTTTTGTGCTTGAAAATAATTCTAAAAGCTGTTCTAAATCCATTCTTTACTCCTTAGTATTGATGATTAAATTTTGTAAAAAAGCAGCTTGCTTGATGCTTGCATTTACATTTAAAAGATTGACTTCACCCATAAGCAAAACACCATAATTGCCATTTGCAAATACATCATCTTTTAAAAGTCCTAATTTAAAATTGCTTTTTCCTGCTAAATCATCAGGGCATTTTTTAAAAGTCTCTCCAAAATCTTCGCTGATTAAAAGCGTTCCAAGTGCTAAATTAGCATTGCTTTCAAGATCGATTTTTGCATTAATGCTTAAAATTTCTTTTGAAATAATTTGCTCTAAGCTTCTTGGAAGCTGTATTAAAGCTTCTTTTGCCATTTTTTCTCCTTCCTCATTTTCGGTAACTGGTGGTGGGTTTTGATCCTGTGTTTGTCCTTCATCTTCATTATTAGGTGGGGAAACTTGTTCCTCGTTTTCTTTATTTTCTAACTCATTTTCATTAGACACATTTTCTTGATCTTGCATTAAATTTTCATCCATTTTAAACCCCTAACATCAAATTAACTACATCAAGATTGCTATTACTTTGCGGATTGTTTTTGTTTTCAAAAACATTGTTTTTTGGAACTTGCACTTGTTCATCCTTGGTATCTAAAAAGCTTTTAAAGCCCTCTAAATCTTTACAAGCATACATTAGCGCCCATTCTTTTTGAGAATTAGCAATTTTGCCTGTGTTTAAAGCATTATCAACTAAAGAGCTCGCTAAGTTTTTAACGCTTTCTTCGTTTTGCTTTTTTAAAGCTTCATTTTGCAAAGCTAATGAGCTGTTTTCATTTTTTAAAGCTACAATCTGAGATTCTAGCTCTTTGATTTTTTCATCCATTTTCTCTCCTTTGTTTTGATGAATATTGTTTTTGTTAGCAATGAGTTCGCCAAGCTCATCAATAAATGGCGTATTGGTTAGTGCGACTGAGTGAAGCTTAGCTCTTACAAGCTCTCCACTTTTATTATCCTTTGTGTTAAATTCAAAAACTGGGGATAAATAGCGGTATTGCTTGTTAGCTATATAGTTTTTAGCTTCTTCGTTAAATTCAGCCTTAGCCATTAAGGCATCATTTTCTAAGTAAAGCTCTTTAATCCAACCTGCAGCTGGAGCTTTTTTATTTTTTAAGCTTTGGTGTTCATAATCAATAACCAAATCAATCTTTTTTTGATTGAAATTTTCAATCATGGACTCTAAATCTTTATCATCGACCTTAAATCTGCCATTATTATGTCCTTTCCACTCGCCCTTAATTGCCACTTTTATAGGCTTATCATTGCTAACTTTAACTAAGTTTTCTTTATTGATAAAAAGCATTTTAAATCCTTAAAAAATCATTTTTTGGTAAAAAACCGCTTTGCAAAGTTCTTGCATATACACTTAAATATCCATGATCACTAACTCCTTCATAGATTTTTTTAAGCTCTTTTAACTCGATTCTAAAGCCATTGTTAAATTCTGCACTTAAAAGCTCTTTGTCAATTTTTTCTAAGGTATCAAATAATTTATGCTTAGCATCAATTCTGTGCTTAGGTGTTTTTGATTTTGTATGGGTTAAGATATAAAGCTTCCAAATACCTGTTTTATTTTCCAAATCCTTATAATTTTCACTTTCAAAATCAAGCAAAACAGAAGCTTCCAAACCATTAATACAAGTGGCTAAGTTTTGCACATCCTCAAACTCGCCCAAATAAGTTCTAATGTTAAAATCTTTTAAAAGTTCCAAAAGTTCTTCTTCAAATTCTTTTAGCAA